GTATGACTGTATGTGTTGCCGTCACCATCCATGTCGTCATTCCACTCTGCACGCTGCGTGTCACTGCCTCCCTCTTCAGAGGAAGCTACGACGACTATCTTGTTGACGTAATACTTGTCGCTTACGTATTTTGCCTTTATCAGCCCGTCCTCCTGTACGACGACAGACCACTCGTAGTTGTATGCGCCGCCGTCCTTCTCGTCGCTTCTCGTCTCCTTCTGTATGACAGCAACGTCAAAGGCAGACAATGACGGCACGGCAGGATAGTACAGGTTGTCGTCTGCGTATATCGCCCTGATGAGCCTGTGGAAGGTTTCCTCTGAAATGTAGCCTCCGTCAGAAAGGTCAGTCGTCTCAACTGCCGTATTATTTATGGCGTATGCGTCAGTGATGTAGGCATCTCCGAGCTGCGGCTTTATCTTTTCAAATTCGTGAATCTCGAAAGAGGGCGCATCCTGTACTATCGGGTTCGGATAATGTTCCTCCTCTGTTGCGTCATAGTAGTCTATGATTACCTCGTCGGGGTTGTAGTCGGGAGCATAGGGATTGACTTTCCTGTTCACCGTTTCTGAGTAGACGGAAGGCATCAGGTGAGTTCGTGTGAAAGGATGCTTGATAAGCTTCACAAGCCTTCCTCCTACTATACCATCATAGATAGGGTAAGATATTGCTTTCTCGTATGTCTTGCCGTTTATCGTTACGTTCCTCTTGATGCCGACGGAATCTCCTATCGTATATTTTGCATCTTGGTCGCCCATCCAGACGACCTGCGGGTATCCGTAAGGTATGTTGTCCTCACTTCCGTATCCAGACAGCCTTGTGACGATTTTGTTGTTCTTCGGCGTTCTTGAGTTGTTCTTCAGCCCGACACCCTTGCCGAACTCGAATGTGAAGACTGACGTGCCGTACTTCCTGTATCTGAATGTAGCCGAGTTTATGTTACATCCTATGACCACAAACATATCCGTCGGTGCTACGTACTCTCCGCTTTGTGATAGCACTTCCCCAAGTTTCTGAATCGTTACGGTCTCGTTGATGCTCGTTATGTTAGCCTGAAAGATAGCACAGTTTTCGTAACTACCGTCATCAACAACGCGGATTCCGCTTCCGCGAGCCATGCGGATTGCCACATCTTTGAAATAGTATCTTCCGTTGTACGACAGTTTCCCGCTCGCCGAATATTCTTTGTCGTCATCTACTGGAGCGATAATCTCGTTGCTCGGAAGTCCGAACACGATGACGAACCTTTTGCCGAGCGTGTAGTAGTCTGTCCCGCCATCGTCATAGTACTGCCCTTGTTTCAGGGAGTCGACGACAAACGGCACTTGCCATGTCTCGTACGCTTTCTTTAAAGCTTCTGCTATAGTGTTCTTGTCAAATGAAAGAACTTCGCTGAGAGTCCTCATCTTCGCAATCGACTCTACGTTCCCAGACGACACTACGACCCATTGCGTAAGCTCTATATTCTTGTTAATCTTCGCGATGAAGTCAAAGCAGTTTCCTATCCAGCTGAAAGTCTTGTTCTGAGAAAGGTACTTCTCCTCATCGTCAGATACGGCAATATCGGTAAACGGGAAATTCCCGAGCATGTACATCGGATGGTAAAACTCAAAGGAGTATTTGGTCATGCCTCTCAGGTCTCCATTGTCAGAAGCTATCCCCTCACGTACTATCGTAGGAGGGTTTACGAGTACGTACCTGACGACATCTGTGCTGTCATTTGGCTGATACTCTATATATTCCTGCATGGTGACTGGAAGCGTATTGTCCTTATAATAGACATCTCCAGTAATTTTGTCACCAAGCGACATGACGACACTGTCAAACGTAGCCTTGTGTAACACCAAGTCATAGAACGGAGTGCCGTCTGCGTTTTTGATTGGGAAACTGATGTTTCTTCCTGTCATAACTTAAACAATTTTATAAACCTTATAATTCCTACAACGATAAATCCTGCGCAGATAAGCAGACATGCGTAACACCATCTCGGTATCTTCTCTTTGGTGGTGGTGTCATGAATGTATACTTTCTGTATCGAATCCTTCCATACCGTATCGGCTGACATTACAATCCTGTCCTTGTATACGGTCTTTTCCTTGTACTTAGTGGTGAAAACAGTGTCGCCTTTCTGTATTACCGAAAGGAAGATACTGTCATGAACGTCGTTGATAAGTGTGTCGTGTTTCATTTGAGAAACGTATTTGACAGTCTCCCTGTCTACATATTCGACGCTCTTCTTCGTGGAGCATGAACATAAGAGGAAAATGGCGAGCATTAACGTCAGCAAGCCTATCTGCGTCCCGCACCCGCCGTTCCTGAACTGTGTCTTCTTCCACACCATCTCGCAGTATTCCTCTTTCGTCATCTCGCCGTCCTTTTTTTTATGGTGTATGTTGACTTGTCTACATAGTACACGTCTGCGTTCAGCCACATGTTCGCTTCCGCGCACCTCCTTCGCATGAGTCCGAGCAAAGGTACTCTGTTAGCATAGTGCCACTTGACCATCTGGTCTGTAATATCTTCATCCTTTCTTCTCGCAATGATATACTTTCTCATCGTGGAAGTGGAGAAGTTGCCAGTGCCGAGATTGAATATCCACGACACGAGAGCGTCGTATTTGTTCTGTGGCAATGCCAGACCGAGCCTACCGAGAAACTTCTCTATCGGCTCAATATCACTGAACAGGAATTTGTCTGCCTGAGCTTGTGTGATTGTCGTACCCATTTTTACGCCAAGGGTATGCCCGTAGCCTATCGTAGGCTTACCTACTGCATCCCTGTAAGCATACAGTTTGCATCCCTCGAACTGCTTTATCAAATCTATACCTTTTTTTGAAGTTCGCATATCTTATTCCTCCTTCTTTTTTTTCTTTGCCTTATTGGTTAACGACTCAATCCTGCGTCCCTGTCGAGCAACCTTCTCCTGAAGCTCAAAGAACTTTGATTCCAAATCGGAGAAACGATTACGCAGCACCATGTTTTCTTTTCTCAGTTCTTCATTTTCTCTTCTGAGCAAATCCCTGTCATTCCTGATGAACTCGCAACTTTTCTCCAAGTCGGCGATGGTGTTCTGGTATACGCGCTGCTGTGTCTCCCAAGCCTCTCCGTATGCCTTCATCTTGTTTGCACGGTAATATATGAACCACCCGCCGCCTAAGATTACCGTAACTATTGGTACTATGATACTAACATCCATGATGCTAACTGTTTATTTCATTTTTTTCTATTTCGAACTTGTCCTCGTTGTCCCTGACAATATCGTTCCTGTTGTTTGCAATGCTTCTCGCCTTCGTTGCAGCCTGCTCTCCTGTCGTCGCTCCGTCACGCGGTATGAGACTGCCTCTTTCGGCAATGACCCTCTCAATCTCGTCTGGGGCAGCGTCAGGACTTCTTTCTATAATCGTCTGCATCGACAGGTAAGGTGCTTCCATCGTCAGGTTGAGGAGCTTGGTGTTCGTCGTCTCAAGAGACCAAGGAATGAGATTCGCACCGATTCTCACGCTCTGGTATTTTGTAGTGCCTCCGTTTTCGAGTGACAGTCCCTCCTGATGGAGGTACACCATGTCATTGATGAATTTCTTCCAGTCGATAGACGACTGTACGGCAAGAGAGTAGTCGTTCGACATGGCGAGGGCTATACCGTTTCCTCCGCTGTTAGAAGTCGTGATGTCTTTTGGCGTGATAAATGACGTTGAGCTGAAAAGTGATATTTTCTCTTCAAGGGTCTTCAGGTATTTGTCCATCGTCTGCGGCTCGGGGAAGTCGAGCGTCTTCGCATCCTGTCTTCCGTTTGTCGTGTCGGACGAAAGGTTTATCACGAGCGTGCTTGTATCTCGCTTGAAACTGTCCTTGTCCATGTCGCCCCATAATACGAGGGCGAATGTACCGAACCGCTTTAGTGCTATAGCCTGAATGTTGGCCATCAGCTCCCACATCTCAATTGAGCTTTCAGCATATTCCCATGCCACCTTACCTCTCTTTATCAGTAACGGACACCTGCTAAACCCGTGAACTTCCTTTTGTATGTCCCATTTGCCGTCCTTGTTTTGCACACAACGGTAATGGTTCGAATTGTCGTATGTGTCGATGACTATCTTGTCGTCAACTTGGTAGAACATAGACCTTGCTATCTCCATACCGTATTCGTCGTAGTTCGGAGTGAACTGATAGCCGTCCTCGTAGGAATAGTTGGTCGCAGTATACTTGTGGGTCTCTGTATCATAACGGAACAACAGTCCGCAGTTTCCGAGCTGCTTACATGTGTTGATAGCCTGATATTTGTTCCATTCAAGACCCCTCCACATCCATTCCTGCTTTATCTCTCCGAACAGCTTTCTCTCCCCGTCTTCGGGAGTTTTGTTACACAGCTCAAACTCGATGTTGTTTGCCGTCAGGTTTCTGACATGCGCCGAATGAATCAGTTTTTGGAATGATGCAGTCTGCGTCATCTCAAACATGCTGCTTTCCATATTATGCCCGTCGATTCTCACCTGAATGTGAGGTATCGACTTGTTCAGGATGATATGGTGTAGGTCTGGCCTATACTCCGTAATGTATGTATCTTGGGAAATAGGTGTCAGTTCAAGATTGGCGAAATCTGCTTGGATTGTCGTGTTGTTGAGAATCGTACCACTCAGATTGCCGTGAGGGAGCATTACTCCTCCTCGTGTAAATGGCTTCATTTGCATAAGCCTCTCAGGTTCAGACAAGAACCATTTTATATCTCTTTCTCTTATCATATAGAACTTATTATGTTAAGTATTTCACTCGCATTTCTTATTCTCGCTCTTTTTACTCTCGTGTCGATACCCTCTGACTCTTCGTTGACGTTTAGGAGTTTCAGCATTTCGTTTGATTCCATTCTCTTCTTTGAGATGCCAGCATCCTCTGACAGAATCCTGTAGCAGTCGTATATCTGGCCGCCGCACAGCAGGATGACGTTATCAAAAAGGTCTGGAGACATCCCCTTTAGGATAGACTTCATCGACTCTTTAGGCATCATCGTTATCCTTCCGTTCGGAGTTTTCGAGAACTGGAATATCCTGCTTTCGAAAATCATGTGCTTGAGAATGGTCGTTCCGCCCTTCCTCTTCATGTTCTTGTGGTCGTAGTGCTTGTTTGCGAGGCAAGGCTCATAATGGATGAGTCCAGACTTTACCATTTCCATTGCTACGTGAGCTGCCTCGTCCTTCTTTGTCTTGAAGTTTCCTTTTGCCCTTTTCGTAGGAGACTCTGCACCACTGAAGCATATAGCGAGCGGGAAGCAGTCCTTCAGGTAGCCGAAGCCCTGCACGTCGATAATCATGTCCTTCTCTCTGAGGTGGTGTTTGTCCCTGAAATGGATTGCACCGACTACGGCTGCGGTGTTCGTGTTGTTGACACTGTATTGAATGTCCCTGCAAATATATCCGTAGTGTGACCACTTCTCCCAATATTTGTATATCAGGTTGTCAAAGCCTGTCGTGGCCATATCCATAGTCATCAGTCTTTTCTCACAGACACTGTCTTTCGGCACTTCGTCAGGTCGGAACATCATCTCCACATCCGTTTCCCCTAACTCTGAGTTTATCAGCTCTTCGCTGTCTTCGTTCTCGTCAGTGATAGAATAATTCCAGTTGTTTGCGTATGATGATGCAGCTGTCGCTGAGTTAGCCGTCATACCACGATATGACTTATTCTTTGCCAACATCTTCTTGTTGTCTCTGATGTCGAAAGTAAAGAATACCATAGAAAGTATGAAGTCCTCGTATGTCATGTCTGGGTCTTCTTTCATGCGGAGGTCTATATATTCTTTTGCTTTCTCATAGACCTCTTTCTTCGTGCGTCCCCAGTACATCTTGTCCATGTCGCCCTCGTGCATGTAGAAGAACATCACAACGCCATCCATAGACTTGTCAACCGTTCCGTCGTCATTTATCCATCCGCCTCCGTGTTCGCCCTTGCCGCAAATCTTGCGCATGAAGCATTCCCTCTCGGGATTCTGTGCAAGGTAAATCTGAGCCTTTCCTGCACTGTCTGAACGAAGGCGCGGCATAAAAGTAGTGATTGTCCTCCAAGCGAATTTGTTTGCTTCATCAAAGATAAGCTTCTTTGCCTGCAAACCCTTCGCAATCTTATCGAGAACGACAGGACTCTCGTTGTCCAGCTGTTGAAACTTCAACTCGCTTCCATTGTAAAATTTCATACCCATGTCCTCCTGCTT